AAGCAAAAGGTTACAAATCGGTATGCAGTGTATCAAGGCGATTGTGTCAAAATTACTAAGGGCTTGCCGGATGAATCGATTGGGTTCACAATCTTCTCGCCACCATTTAGTAATTTGTATGCCTATTCCGACGACACTAGAGACATGGGAAACGTTGATAATTCCGAAGAATTTTTTGAGCACTTTGGTTTTTTGGTTGAAGAGTTGGGACGTGCAATGCTTCCGGGACGAATTGTTGCTGTGCATTGTATGGACTTGCCAATTCACAAATCCGACGTGGGGTATATTGGATTGAATGATTTTACAGGGGATATCGTTCGCTGTTTTCTGTCGCATGATTTTGTGTACCATTCTCGTCATTGCATCTGGAAGGATCCTTTACTTGCTGCCGTTAGAACCCACGCAATTGGATTGGCACACAAGCAGATTGTTAAGGATTCAGCGATGTGCCGCATGGGAATTCCTGATTATATTTTGGCGTTTAGGAAGCGAGGAGATAATCCCGTACCAATTGAACATCCCAAGGGGCTGGTGAAGTACCACGGTACAAGGACTGTTCCCAAAAAATTGGATGCGTTTTCTGATCATGAACCTGCTCGGAATAAACGGAGCCATTGGATTTGGCAGCAATATGCAAGCCCAGTGTGGTTTGACATCGATCAGACACACGTGCTGCCTTACAGAAGTGCAAAGTCACGCGATGATCAGAAGCACATCTGCCCATTACAGTTGGATGTGATTGAGCGTTGCCTAGTTTTGTGGTCGGCTGAAAATGACAAAGTATATTCTCCGTTCATGGGTATCGGTTCTGAAGTGAGGACGGCGGTTAAGAACGGTCGGTTTGGAATTGGAGCAGAATTAAAACGTTCGTACTTTTTGCAAGCTGTCAATAATCTAAGAAGTGTGTCGAAAAAATCTCTGAAATAGAAAGTTGAAAAAAATGTCACTGGTCAATCGAGAAGAGTTTTTGAATCAGTTGGAATCCGTCCGTCCTGGATTGTCACCAAAAGAGATCGTTGAGCAATCGAGCTGTTTTGTATTTCGTGATCGCGTGGTCTATGCATTCAATGATGAGGTCGCTTGTGCTGTACCCTGTAATTTGGAAGTTGAAGGGGCAGTTCGTGCGGCCCCTTTGCTTGATCTACTTGAGAAATTGTCTGAGGACGAAATCAGAGTTGACCGGCAAAAAAATGAATTGATTGTGCGTGGTAAGAATCAATCGGCTGGAATTATCATGGAAGAGGAAGTCGTGTTGCCGATTGATTCGATTGACGTGCCAAAAAAATGGCGGTCTTTACCAAAGGAGTTTTGTCATGCCGTTAGCATTGTTGAAAGTTGTGCGAGTAAGGACACACAACAATACATTGCTACTTGTATCCATCTTGCTCCGACTTGGGTGGAAGCGACAGACGACTTTCAAATGGCACGCTACCCGTTGAAAAAATGGCGTAAGGATTCTGTAGTTGTTCGTGCAAATTCACTTGCCAGTGTGATTGATTCTGAGGTTGTCGAATGGGGAGAAACTGACGCATGGATACACTTTCGCAACGTGGTCGGACTTGTCGTTTCTTGTCGATTGTCCCGTGTAGAATTTCCGAACATGGGTCGACACCTCGAAGTATCCGGCCAACGAATTACGTTGCCTGGTGGCTTGGGTGATGTGATCAGCAAGGCTGAGGTATTTTCCGAAACTAACATTGAAAAGAATTCGATCAAAGTTCGATTGAAGAGTGGGCGACTTCAAATTAAAGGTGAGGGTGTTTCAGGTTGGTACAAAGGTAGTCGCGCTGTGAATTACGATGGCCCGGCAATGTCCTTTGTTATTTCCCCGAAAATGCTGATCGACATTGCGGCTCACCACAATGATTGTGTGGTTGGTGATGGCAAACTAAAAGTTGATACCGGAAATTATCAATACGTTGCTTGTATTGAGCCGATGCCGGACGATGATTCACAGCGTCGTAAGAAAAAGAAACGGGATGCTGAAGAGACAAAACCCGATCGTAAAAACAAAAAGAAAACGAAAGTAAAGTTGCGGGGCAAGAAGGCGGCGAAGTGATGGGGTTTTTCTCATCTGAAGAATTAAGTGGCAGTCCTCCAATCTCACTACCCTTGTGTGGTAGTTGTGGTCTGTACAAGCATTGCAACTCCCCGAAGATGCCTGTATCAGGTGATGGTCGCAAAGGGATACTGATAGTCGGGGAAGCTCCCGGAGCGAATGAGGACGAACAGGGAGTGCAATTTATTGGCAAGGCTGGCAAGCATTTTGCGTTCCAGTTTGCTGCTTGTGGTGTGGACATGCGTCGGGATTGTTGGTTGACTAATACTTTGATCTGTCGGCCTGCGGGTAATGCGAAGCCAACGGACAGGCAGATTGAATACTGTCGACCGAATTTGCTTAACACCATTAAGGAATTGAATCCACGGATTATTATTCTGTCTGGTAGTGCTGCGGTCAAGAGTTTGATCGGTCATATCTGGCAGCGAGGTCCAGGCGGTGTGTCGAAGTGGGTGGGTGAGACAATACCCGATCAGACATTCAACGCTTGGATTTGTCCCGTGTGGCATCCCTCATACGTGAAGAGACAACACAACCGAGCACTTGACAAAATTGCATCGGATCAACTTTGTATGGCTGTTGGGTTGCGAGGACGTCCGTGGCGCGAGGTTCCAAACTTTGCTGATCGAGTTGAGGTCATACTCGATCCTGATCGTGCGGCGAAGATCATCCGTGGTATTGTGAAACGTGGAGGGCGTGCTTCGGTTGATTACGAAACGAACATGTTGAAGCCCGATGGACCTGATGCGAAGATTGTAACCGCTTCAATTTGTTGGGAAGGAAAGAAAACGATTTCGTTCCCGTGGCGTGGTTCCGTGATCGGTGCTATGATTGAGTTCCTGTTGTCCGGCATCGATAAAGTCGCGGCCAACATGAAATTTGAGCAGCGATGGTCAATGGCTATACTTCGTTGCCGTCCCGTCAATTGGTACTGGGACACGATGGAAATGGCCCACGTGCTCGATGCACGGCGTGGGATCACTAGCTTGACTCATCAAGCCTATGCCTGCGTTGGACAGCCGCCGTGGGATGCACAGGTATCACCGTACTTGAAAAGTAGTGATCCATCGTTGCCAAATCGAATCGAGGAGTGTGATTTGCAGTCATTGCTTTTGTACGGAGGCATGGATGCACTGCTTGAGTTCAAATTGTGCGAAGCTCAGGAGAAGATAATGCGACGGAGACTTCGATGAGTGAAACTACTAACTGAAAGGATGAAGCGATGTTTGCAGAAGTCAGATGTTCTTGTGGTCGATACTTTCTTGATATTGCGGGAGTTGTTGTTGCGATGCAGGGTGATCCGTGCCGTGCTGAGTTGCCGGAAGAATACCTTGAAGTAATATCAAGCGAGGAATTGAACCGTGCATCTATTGGTGGAAAACCAGCAAACGAGTTGCCGCTTGAACTTGTGAGGTTTTTTCGAGGTGGTGTATGGACAAAGCGCATGCTGGAACACGTTGCCGATGTGATTAACAACGCCGCTGCCACTTAATTATTATCTGCTAGGTTGTGATGAAAAAAGCAACGTTGTGGGATGCCTACAAATTATTTCACGATGGAGCGTTGGCGCTTGCAGAAGTTGAGCGGGCGGGTGTGTGTGTTGACATGAACGTACTGCGTGAGTCCATCGTGAAGATGAGCGACCGCATTGAATTAAACCAAGTCAAGCTGAAGTCATCGAAGACGTATCGGATTTGGAAAGAGACGTATGGTGCCAAGTCTAATCTTGGTAGCCGTGTGCAACTCGGCAAGGTTTTGTTTGATGTGATGGGTAGGGAAAGTTTTGAGGTGACGAAAAAAAGAGGTAGACCTAAAACAGATGATAAGGCGTTGCGGTCACTCAATTCAAAGTTTGTCAATTGCTATCTCGATACCGAGCAGTTGAAGAAAATGAGGTCGACGTATCTTCGGGGAATCGAACGAGCAGCACAGCAACGCGGCAAGAATTGGTATAGCCATTCAATTTACAATTTGCATTTGGTCTGGACCTATCGGAGTTCCTGTGAGGCGCCGAACTTTACAAATGTGCCGGTCCGCGATCCTGAAATGTCTGAGATGATTCGTACGGCATACGTTCCGCGTCCCGGCCACGTGTTGGTTGAACCTGACTATTCTGCTTTGGAGTGGAAAGTGGCCGCTTGTTTCTGGCGGGATAAGCGGATGATCGAAGATGCTTCCAGCAATGAACTCGACATTCATCGGGACATGGCGGTGAAGTGTTACAAGATGCCAAAGTCACAAGTTGTTGCTAGTGTTCGGTCGATGGTTAAAACATACTTTGTATTTCCTTATCTGTACGGTAGTGATTACATCAAGATCAGCCGCAACTTGTGGGCGGCGATTGCCGAGGACAATTTGAAAACAAAGGACGGTGTGCCTTTGTATGCTCTATTGAAATCAAAGGGGATAGATCGGCTCGGTGCATTGGATCGAGATGTGCCTCCTCAACCGGGAACGTTTGAAGCCCACATCTACAAAGTCCAGAAATGGTTTGACAATCACTTTTCAGAGTTGCGTGACCGCAAGAAAAAATGGATTGCTGATTATGATCGGACTGGTGAATTCCAATTGATGACCGGATTCATTTGTCGCGGCGAGTACACACGCAATCAGATTTTGAATACGCCAATCCAAGGCCCTGCGTTTCATATCCTTTTGTGGTCGTTGATTCAAGTGGTCAATCGGTTGCGACAGAACAAAATGGGGGCACGCGTTGTGGGAGAAATCCACGATTCCTTGTTGCTTGATGTGCCTGAAAAAGAATTAGATGACGTGTTAGAGATGTTGTCGGTAATAATGACAGTAGAAGTAAGAGAAGCAATGCCGTGGATCATTGTGCCACTGCAAATTGAAATTGCCACGACGCGGACGAATTGGTTTGAGAAGAAGGTTTTGGTGATTTGATGCATCAATTTTAATGTTTGGGGTGAATTGAAAAAGGACGTAATGGACGGGAGAGGAGCGGAATGGAGCGGAAAGGACGGGACGGGAAAGGACCGGAAAGGATGTAAAGGATCGGATCGGATTGGACAGGAAAGGAAGGGAATGGAGCGGACGTAACGGATTGGATCGGATTGGAAGGGACTGGACGGGAGCGGAGCGGACGGGATAGGAATGGACGTAACGAAAGGGATCGGACCGGATTGGATTGGACTGGATCGGAACGGAATGGAAAGGATCGGACGTAAAGGATCGGAAGGGAGGGGACTGGATTGGATGGGATTGGAATGGAGCGGACAGGACCGGACGTAACGGATTGGACGGGACAGTAACGGATTGGAAGGGAACGGAATGGAGCGGAAAGAATCGGACGTAACGGATTGGATGGGATTGGAATGGATTGGACGTAACGGACAGGATTGGATCGGATGGGATCGGAACGGAAGGGAATGGAACGGAGAGGACGTAACGGAAGTGAGTGTAGAAAGTTTTGACAATTGAACCTTTAATCTAGGAGCTGAAAAATGTCTATCAGAATTAAAAGCACGAAGAGTGGAAGAGGAACCAGAATTAAAAGCACGAAGAGTGGAAGAGGAAGAGGTACCAAGGCCAGTCCGAAAACTGGTAACGGGGAAGCTATTCATCAGAAAGTGAAACGGCTTGAGATTCCACCGTTGGAATATGAGGCCATCAAGATGAAATTGGTGGGAACAAGTCCATTGATGTTGAATAACAAAATGGGTGTTGCTCCTATGATTGCCAAGAAGTATGACGAAGGACGCGCTTCCAATATCAAGTTGGATAAACTTCCTTTCGATGAGCAGTATGCGTTGGCGTTTTATGTGATGCCGAGCAGTAAATATCCGGCACCGCATGCAAAGGGATGTTATGGTGTTCCCGCAAGTGGGATCAAGAAGTGCCTCTGCAAAGGATGCCGACCAGCCGGTATGAACAACAACACCGACATAGGTACTATTCACAAAGCGTTTCATGTGATGGCCGACGAGGGTGGTTTGTGTGAGATTCATTATGATGGATTCACACGGGACATTCGCCCAGTCAACATCGGATCGGGACAAAAGACCGTACCATCCATGCGACATCGTCCGATGTTTTTCGATTGGTCGATCAATCTCAATGTGTACTACAATCCCAGAGTAATCACCCAAGAAGCCCTGGTGAATTTGGGAATGTACGCTGGGGCCTATATTGGCCTTTGTGAATTGCGTGCCGAGAAATTACAGGGCGAATGCGGAGGATTCACAATCAAATAAGATTGGATTTGGCATTATAAGGCGGAGTGGGATTTATTTCCCACTCTGTCTTCTAATGCAAAGGACGTAAAGGAAGGGATCGGAGCGGACAGGACCGGAGAGGACGTAATGGATTGGAGAGGAATGGAATGGATCGGATTGGAGCGGACGGGAACGGAAGGGACGTAACGGATCGGACTGGAGTGGGGAGGAATGGAGTGGAGCGGAGAGGATCGGACCGGAACGGACAGGATTGGAGCGGAGAGGACTGGAATGGACGTAACGGAAGGGATCGGAGCGGAGAGGACTGGATTGGATCGGAGCGGAATGGACGGGATAGGAACGGACGTAGAGGAAGGGATTGGACGGGAAAGGACCGGAGTGGAATGGATTGGATTGGAGTGGAATGGACGTAACGGAACGGGTTTTATTTTTCAATCAAAACCAAGGGAATTATTATGGCAAGACAAATCGAATACAGGTATCAGTTGGCACCTGGATTCCATATCAGCAAGAAAAACTTTGAACTGCTTGCCGAAGAAGTAAAAGAATTGAGACCGGATGGTGAGAGACCTACGCCAGACGAGTTGATCAAGTCGGCTAAACGAAAGAAGAGTCGGATTCATCATTTGTTTGAATGGGACGTTAGTAGGGCTGCGTATCAGCGTTGGTACAATCAAGCCCAGGAATATCTACGGAGCTTTAACGTCGTAGCCGTAGAGGTGGAGACGGGGCATGTTGTTAGTCCACCAGTAAGGGCTTGGCAGCCAGTTAAACACAATGGGCACATCATACCACCGGAAAGTTATGTTCCTGTTGAGAGATTGAAGAGTCCTATTGATGTAGAAATTATATTTGAAAGAGCGGAAGCTGACTTCAGATCACTCATACGACGTTACAGAAACTACGCGGAATTCTTCAACGTGTTCAGGCCCGTTATTCGTGCATTTGAAATGGTGGTCAAAAAACTTGAATACAAAAGATTACAGAGGAGTGATAAAGTTAAATCAAAAACCAGGAGGGCCATGAAAATTGGGAATGAAGCGAAACTATAACAAGCAATTGTGAAATGTTTTTAATGGGAGAACAAAATGAGCAAGCGGCATACCATGAAAATCGATGATTTGCAATATGAATGGGGAAAGAAACATGATCCTTTGAAAAGGGAAAACCCACAACCATTTCTTCGTGAAGTGTTTTCTAATGCTATCAGCAACTGGGAGGACGTTGCCGACGACATCGACGACGATGATTTGGATGAAGACGACGAATACGATGAAGGCGATGAATTGATCGCTGTGGCTAAAGTTTTGTCAAAAGCCATGCGTCATGTTGGTATGGAATTTCTTGCAGCTCCCTCAGGGATTACAAGAAAATGTAGGTCAGATGTTGTGTGCCCCTTTCAGCAATTGTTATTTAGGTGTGGGAAATGCAAAAAACCAGATTCTTTGTTAGGGAAAAAAGTCATGTTTGCCAAAATAATGAGAGGTAAAAGCAAATGTGATGTTCCCGTTCATCCATCTATGTTTGATGTCTTGAAGGAGTTGGAAGACTGCCCAATTAGTTTGGAAGATGACTTTTAGTAAATCCAAATACAACAGTTGTTTTGGGGTTAATAGCAAATGACACATGAGTTCGTTCACAAGTATCGACCGCGTACGTTAGCTGATTGTGTCGGCCAGTTGGCAGCGATCAAGCTGTTGTCCGGCAAATTGAAGCGGGGGAAGTTTCCGCACGCCCTTTTGATTTCAGGTCCGAGCGGTGTGGGCAAAACAACGATTGCACGTATCTTGGCACACGATCTCGATTGTAGCGAAACCGATTTGGTTGAGGTTAACGCAGCAAAGTCACGCGGCATTGACATGATTCGTGACATAGAAATGCAAATGCCTTTGGCTCCGTTGTCTGGCAAGTCACGTGTGTGGATAATTGATGAAGTCCATGCCATGACTTCCACGGCTCAACACGCCTTTCTAAAGGCATTAGAGGAACCACCTTCTCACGTTTACTTTATGCTGGCGACGACAGAGCCCAATCGATTGCTACGAACAATACTCGGACGTTGCACCAAGGTTGCGTTGGTTCGGTTGGATGCTTTTGGATTACGAACATTGATGAGCCGAGTTTGCAAAGCTGAAGGTATCAAGTTAAGCAAGCAAGTCCAATCCAAAATTGTTAAGTGTGCCGATGGTTCAGCACGTGAGTTACTTGTGTTCATCGAAGGTGCTTCGGTGCTCGACGGCGAACAAGAACAACTCGATTGGATCGTGTCCGCTGATCCTCGGAAGCTCGCGATTGATTTGGCACGTGCGTTGATTTTCAATCACAAATCCGATTGGTCCAAAGTGGTGCAAATTATTGAAGCCGTTCAGGAGGATGGTTGTGAGGGATTGCGTCGCATGGTGTTGGCATACTCAGGCAAAGTGTTGGCGGGTACTGACATGAACAATGCGAAACGTGCCTTCTGTGTGATCGATGATTTCAGCCGTCCGTTTTACAATTCGGGGAAGACTGATTTGTTGGCGGCTGCGTTCAATGTGTTTCATGGTGACTAACAGTAGGAGGAGAACTGCATGACAAAAGAAAAACCAAGCAATGGCAAAGTAAAAGCAAAGCGACCACGTCCAGGGAATACGTCCGACGTTGAATTTGACATTCACAGGTTGGATGTTGAAATGAACAGGCAGGCGCCGTTGATGTTGAGTTATTCGTCTGATCTTGCGGATGTGCGAAGAGACCTTGATATCGCAAAGTCGCGGCTTGGCGTTGTGGCAGCTGAGATTGCAGATTCAATTCGTGGTGACCCTGAATGTTATGGGCTTGAAGGCAAGGCGTCTGAGACGGCAATCAAAGCGTTGCTGCCGAAAGAGGATGGATACGTTGCAGCCGAAAACAAAGTCCGCGGATACAAACATGATGTGGATATTTTGGCTGGTTACGTCGAAGCGTTGAAGGATCGGCGTAAGATGTTGGAAAAGGAGGTTGATTTGTGGCTCGGTGGTTATTTTGCCGAGCCACGTGTTAGCAGAGAAGGGCGTGAGGCTCTTGATGAGCAAGGCGACGAACGTGCTTTTGGCAAACGTCGTAAGAAACGAAGTGGGAAAACGGCATCGTGACTGTTTGGGAAATGTTGGGCTGGTTCCTTGGATTGTTCTTGGGGTTGCCCGTGTTGGTTTATTTGTGCATGAAGTGGGGGACCGTCGGTTTCCTACGCGCAAAGCAATTTTCTAGGAGAGTAGATAACAATGGCGAAAACTCGCAAACGAAGTAGTGACAGCAAGATGACCAAAACAGATAAGAAGAAAAGATCGTCGAACGACAAATTAGAATCATCGGAAACAAAACGACGACCAAAAAAGAGTCGTCGCCGAGATGATGGCCGACGATCAAAACGAAAGGAGCGACAATACACTTCCGCACGTGATTGGGCAAATCAAGAGACATCTTCTCAATTCAGTTCGCCGTCACTCGATTTGCCAGATGGTGTTGAGTTGTATCGATTGCAAGAGCCGGGCACCATCTATCTTGATATCCTGCCGTATGAAGTTGGCGAGAACAATCCTCGGGCTGATCAAGGTATGTTCCATTTTGAACGAACGTTTTGGGCTCATCGTGTGCCGACGTCAGATGGGTATAGCAAATTTCATACGTGTATTTCTCATACGTTTGATGAAGACTGTCCAATTTGTGAGTACGTTAGAGAATTGCGAGAAGACCCCGAAGCAGATGAGAAACTCATTAAACAGGTGATGGCGAAGCAACGCCAACTGTTTAATGTGGTGGACGTGAAGGATCGAGGAAAGGGTGTGCAGATCTGGGAAATATCTTATTACAACTTTGGTAACTTGCTGAAGGATGAGATGGATGAGGATGATCCCGATGACGACCATGCTGATTTCTTCAAACTTGACGGTGAAACTTTGAAGTTGCGGATTGTGGATGCCACGATTGGAAAAGGAAAGCCGTATCAGAAGGTTGGTAAAATTGAATTTAAGGCACGAAAAAAATCGTTGTCAGATTCATTGCTTGATGAAGTGCATTGTCTTGATGAACTAGTGGCCCATCCGAGTTATGATGAACTGATGGCTGTTATCAAACAGTCTGAACGTTCGGCAACGGATGACGACGATGACGATGACGATGACGATGATAAGTCGAAGGGCAAGAAGAAATCTGACAATAAAAAATCGACGAAAGGAAAGAAACCCAAAAAAGAAACCCAGGATGATGACTGGGATGACGACACGCGGGACGATGATGATTTTGATGACGACACGCGGGACGATGATGATTTTGATGACGACACCCAGGACGATGATGATCAGGACAGCGTGGTTGATGACGACGAGGTTGATGACGATGACGACGACGTGGTTGATGACGATGATGATGGTGCCCGGCTCTTGCAATCGATACAACTCAACACCATCTGGCAAATCGAGTGACGGCGAACTGAATTGAGAAGATGTCTCTTGATTTGCCCAATCACGTGCGGAAGTGTATTGTCGCTCCTTTCGTTTTGATCGTCGGCC